GTTGTTGTACTATCAGCTTTAGCATCCATAGATAATGCTAATAAAACACCCATAGACATGCCTAGAATTAATGCTACTAAGTTTCTTAGTGACTGCATTATTTCATTCCATTGGTTAGTAGATATACAATAACGAAACCTGCTGTTCCTAATAATATTTGTTCTAAACGTTTAAGTCTTGCATTTATTTGTTCATAACGTAAAGCACATAACTCTTCGTGTGTACTCAATCTTGATTCTACGTCTGACTTCACCATCTTATCCTTTCGGAGCATTATATAAGTTAATAGGGGGTAGGTATAACTCGTGCCATTCAATCATCTTTGATTTTGATACATCTGATCTATTTGTTGTAAGTATAAATCTGGCTCTAATAAACTCATAGCGTCTTGTACTTTGTTAAGTTGTACGCCTGTTTTAGCAGTTAAGTCAATAGGTCTACCATATCTAGCTACTTTACCACCAGCTTGAGTTAGTAATCCAGTAATTTTAGGTGATGTAATACCAACACCTAATGCTGTTAAAGGATTTAATCCAGCACTACCAAATGCAATATTAGCAATACCAGCACCACCTCCTAGTGTACCAAGAAGGCTTTTTGGCTCATAAGACTTCATAGATGCACCAGCAATTTCAGTTGCTAAATCAATACCAGTAGCTTTTTGCATTTTATCAGCAAGTGATAATTTAACACCAGTTTCATCACGAGTTGTTCTTAATAGTTTTCTCAATGCTGTTTCTTGAGAAGCTCTATTTCCACCAAGCAATCCACGATCAATTTCTCTAATAGTTTCAATAGACGTTTCATAATCTGCCATTGCTTTCTTATACTCTGGAACTTCTTTAACTAAATAGTTTTTTACACCATTACGAGTAGTATCAATAATTCTTTGTGCTTGAGTCATGTTTGGATTATCTGGATACACAGCATCTATTCTTTGTTTTAAAAAGTCTAGACCAGCTGCTGTATGAAGTTTTGGTTGAGATTCCCAAGTATTAAGAATTTTTTCTACTTCATCAATAGCTGCTAATTCTTTTTCACCAACACTCACTTGACCTTTATATGTGATAGATCTTTTAGCATTATCAAAAGCCTCTCTGATTGGGGTAAAGTCTAATCTAGCTGGACTTGCAGCCCATCCAGTATCTGCAGCTTTAAATGGACTAGTTTTTTTAGCTGTTGAATACTGAAGGTTTTTTTGTGCAATCATTTCTTGTAAACCAGATTTTGCTTTATTTAGTATATCTATTGATTCTGTTTTACCTACAATTTGATTGATTGCTGTATCTACACCAGCTTTAGATGCTTCATATACTTTTTTAATAGCTTCACCACCAACACCAGTTGTTAATCCTAATAATGGAGGAAGACCAGCTTCTAATACCTTACCTCCAAGATATAATGGATTTGTTGCTTTAGATAATTCTGAAAAACCTACAGCAGGTGTGGTTACTTGTTTTTCTGTAAATGGTATTTTACCTGTAGCTGATGGAATTTTATATGGTATAGCTTTAGATGCAATACCAGCACCAGTAGATATGTCAAGCAATGCTTCTACAGGTCTTTCTTGTGCGTATTGTTTAAATGATTCTGCACTTTGATATGGTGCAGCAAATGTTCTAAACATTTCTTCTTGTCTAGATACTGGCATTTTTGTCAACACTTGTTCTGGTGGATATATTTGCTCTAAACTTTTTCTTGCGGCTGTTTGAGCACCACCAGCTAAAGTTTCTCCAACACCAACACCAACAGCTAATGGATTAGTGACTACATTGTAGCCACCACGCAATATATCCAAAAAGTTTGGAAATACATTTGCACCAGCCTGTAAAACAGAAAAGTTTGTTGGAACATCGGCTACAGCACCTGCTTTTAATGGACCAGATTTAGTAACGTCTGGAACTTTATTTTGCGTTAATTTATATAAGTCTTCAGCCATGTTGTATCCTAGAAATAGTATAATTCGTTATTCATAATATAATACTGTGCATTTGGATCTAATCCAGCAGCTTTAGCTGGGAAACGTTTTTTAATATATGGGTTTGCACCAGAGTATACTTTAATTTCACCTTTATCAGTTTTAACTTTTGTTTCTAATGGTAAAAATTCTGATTTTGGAAACTCAAAGTCATTTCCATAATCATTTACATAGCCTTGATTAAGGTTAGCTTTTGCAGCCTGAATGGTTTGTAGTAACTCAACAACCACTCTTTTTCCTTCTTCTGGAGGTAATCCTAATTTAATTTTATTTAAAGAAGTAATAATTCTATCGCCTTCTTTTTCTGATAACTGACCAGTTCCAGCAGAACCTTGAGGTGATAATGCTTTAAGTTTTTTTAATTCATTAACTAAAGCAGCACCTTCTGTACTTGTAACAAGATTATTTACTTTAAATGCAGAAGTTCCTTCTATGCCAGCACGAGTAGTTGCTAAAGGACCAAAAGCATTATCAAAGTCTTTATCAGTAATAATGTCATATACTGTTTTTTCAAAATTATTTAAACTTGTAAATGAGTCTGTTAATCTTTTTTGAATTTCGCTTTGGTTATCTTTTAATTGCTGTCTTGCAGTTGCAGAAACATCTTGCCTATTTACAAATGGAATGTTAGCTTTAGTTTTTGCAGCAGGAGTAGGAGTTGCAGATAAATTTGTTTGTGGAACTTTTGTTGTATTAACTGCAGCAGGTTGAACTTCTTGCGTAACCTGTGGTTGCGTTACTGGTGCAACATTAGTTTGTGCAGGCGTAGCAACTTGTGGTTGAGTAACAACTTGATTTGTTTGTGGCACATTTTGTGCAGCTGATCTTTTTATTCTGTCAGCTTTAATTTGTGAAACAATAGCATCTGGAGATGGTAATTTATCAAGAGGTACAAGAGTTTGTTTTGCTTGAAACTCTGCTCTTGGAACAGCTAATTTTGCTCTTTCTGTTGATGAGAAATTGATTGCATCTTTTGCAACACGCAAATCTGCCATATCTTGTGCAGATGGGTTTTGAGGATTAATACCAAGTTCTTGCATAATATTAAGGTCTTGTCTATCATATTCTGGAAGAGGTCTAAATCTTGGTTGTGTTTTTTGTACTCTCTCTAATGTTCCTTTTGGATCAATAAAGAAAGCATTTGCTAATTCTGGATTCTGTTTAATAGCGTCTGCTAGACCAGCTTCTGTTCTTTCTAAATTCTTTAATTCAAACTGACCTTTTCTAATATTTTGCATAAGGTTAGATAATTCTGTTTGAGTCATAAAGTTTCTAGTTGCAAAGTCAATAGGAGCTTGTCTACCTGCAGTTGCACCTGTAAATCCACCTAAAGCAGCACCAACTGGACCTTGATTCCAATTTTGTGCAATACCACTAACCAAACCAACACCAGTACCAATATTTTGTTGTGTGTTAAGTCTATCTTGCTCTTCTTTAGATAAAAGACCTGCAACAGGACTTTGTCTTGTAAGAAATAATGTGTCTAGTAATCCTTGAATATCTACCATGATTATCCTATCCTTCTAACTTGTAAAAGATTGCCAGCCATTGGACCAGATTGACCTTGCCTAATTGGTGGAGCTGATGCTACAGCATTTCTTAATCTTTGTTGATTTGCCATTTCATTTTGTTGTCTAATATTTAAAAGCGATTGACCACCACCCAATACCATCATAGGATTTTGTTGAGCATATGATACAGTACTAGGTATAACATTAGATCCAAAATCAGAAATTCTTTCTCCGAAATTAAGTGGTGTATCTACAACCATTCTTCTAGGATCTATTGTTAATGGATTTGGTGCAGAAGAAAATGAGAATGGAATTCCAGTAGCAGGTGCACCAGATGCAGCAAATCCTAAACCATCATCAGCTACATTAAGATATGGGCTAATGTTTATTCCTTGACCTGCACCACCAATTAGATTTGTAGGAAGTGAAGTATTAAATGCGTTTTGAAGTGCTACATCATCTACAGCGTTTAATGCTAATGAAGGATTTACAGCTGTAGAACCTAACTGAATGCCAGTTCCAGTAGCAGAAGGTAATGCACTCTTAAATCCTGAAAATAAATTACCACCAGCACCACCTGCACCACCTAAAATACCACCAGTAGCACCACCAAGTAATGCACCAGTAACAGGGTTCTTGCCCATTGCAGCAGAGCCTACAGCTCCGATAGCTGCTGGAACTAAAATTTCTGGACCAAGAGATGGCTGTAAAAAGTTATTAATAATCCATAGGGGATTAAAATATTTAAACATTATTTAGCTACCTTTCCTACTACATAGCAAATAGGTTCTAAAATAGCACGATAAATCATGCCATAAGTATCTCTTTTTTGTTTCCATATATCAGCAGTCCTATGTCTTGCGATATGCTCTAAAACACCCCTTAAAATGCGTTGTAGGGTATTCTTTTCACCTGCTTTATAAGCATAGTTTACTAATGGTAAGAATAGTTTGTGATAACCTTTTTCGTATGCTGGATCTAAATCTTTAGATTGTGCTAACCAGATAGCATTACGGAAGCTACCAAAGCCATATTCAACGTTCATAGCTGTACATACAATCTTACCACCACCTGATTGAGTAGTTTTAGTAACTTGACCCATAGGAGCACCATATGCGGCACTTAAATAGGATTGTAGTTTAGTGTATGGTTTGTTTTGTTCAAACTCAAATCTAGCAATTTGATCTTCAAGAGCTTTTTGTGAGTAGTCTTCTCTTACTTGACCAACATTCATAAGTTGGTTAATGTCTTGGAATCTAGATTGAGCTAGTTGAGGTGCTTGTACTGCAGCTGCTTCTTGACGTGCTCTTTCGCTAGCATAGTTTTCATATGCAAGTTCACCCGCTTTACCAGCCAAAGTTGTAGCTAAAGTTCCAGCAGCTCTATTTTGTAAGTCTGCAGATACATTAGAACCATAACGACCAGCCATAGATGCTGAACCTTGAGCTTGTTTAATAGCATCGTTATAAGCTTGTGTAGCTGTTTGAACAGCTGGTTGCATAGCAGCTTGGAAGTATGGATTAGCACCTAGATATTGACCTTGTACAGTGCCTAATTGTTGATTAAGTGCTGCACTTGTAAGTGGACTTCCTGCTCTTGCTTGTGCTTCAGCTTGTGCTAGTGCAGATTCTGTTTGAGCAGATGGGCTAACATATGTTTGACCTGCAAAGTATTCAGGTGTTCTTGTTTGATATAAGTTTTTAGCTTCACCTAAACCAAATTCTACAAATGGTCTTACAGTAGGATCTAGTTCACTTCTACTTTCAGATGTTTGTGGACCTCCACCGCCTCCACCCCATAACATAAATCCATTACGAGTCATAAAGCCTGTAATAAGCCAATACATTTTATCTTTTAATGAATTGTTATATCCTAAATCAAAACCAAATAATTTCATCTTGCTTTCCTTAAAGTGTAAATTCCCATGTTTGTGGTTTAAATCCCATTTGCCTTGCCTTGCGTTCCCATCCACGTCTTTCTGAATTGAATGTAACTTTAGTCTTACCGCCTTGCTTTGCTATTTGTTGTATTTCTTGAAATGCTTGTGTAAAGAGTGTTTCATCATTAAGTAATGACCAAGCAGCCCATACATGAAGCCTATTTCCGATTGGTTGAAGTACTACGAATCCTACTGGTTTATTATCTACAATACCAATGAACAACATAGACCGTTGCTCATAGCAATCACAATATACGTCTTCAGCTATATAATCTGTATGACCTTTAGACCTGACTATTTCTAAACCGTGTCTAATGTATTCCCAATGTTGACGTAATTGATCTTTAGGTATATAATGTAAAATCATCCTACTATTATATCACGCTACAATTAAATATCTGTAGGTCTTACCTGATAATGTATTAGCTGGATGTGTAATAACAGCACTTCCACTAGATGTAGAACTTATCCATATACCACCAAATAAATTAGATGAGTAACCTCCAGCAGATACATATTCCATAGTCACAATGGCACTTGGCGTTGCAGGTCTAGTAGGTGATGTTTGTGTACCATTAGCTTTAATAGTAATTGCAGTGCTAGATGCTCTCCACATAATTTGTACATAGTCATTAGCTGTTAATGATGCAAAGAAATTCATAGAAGCAATAATATGATATGGGTCTGTAGATGTTTTTCTAGGAGCTAAACCAAACATACTATTAGACTTTGGTATATCTGTGCCATTTACTCTAAACCATATATCTACATCTTCTGTAGAGTTAGCTAAATTAGATAGCTGAAAGCTAAACTGAATATTGTAAATACCAGAATATAATACTTTAAGCTGTGAACCACTTTGTATTGTAATGCCTTCAGCATAGTCAGTAGTATTTAATGTAATAGCGTATGCTGTTGTAGTATTTGCTGCTGACTGTGTTGTATCATCTTGCCATGCACCATAAGGTAGTGCAGTATTGGCTGCATCTGCTGCTGCTTCAGTAATTGGCATAAGTAAAACTACAGAGTTAAATCCTATGCGTTCATCATTGATAGTTGTGGTAGTAGCACCACCTGTAGCTAAAGTAATCTCACCTGTATTATTACTTTTGCCTTCTACAAGGTTATTCACAATTTCTGCAACTTGTCTTGGATCACCACCTGTCCAAGCTAATTTACGATACATATCTCTAGACATTATCTAGTTCCTTGTTCAGAGTATTCTATATCCATTCCAATTGCAGAGAACCAGTTAGCACCTGTAGGCGTTAAACTTACTCTATGATAACGACCTGCACTTCTTACAGAGCATCTACCTTCTTGGTCTGTAGTTTTAGATGTAGAATATGTAATAGTATCGTCTAACATACGTCTGCTTGCTACTTGTATAGTTGCTGATCCATTATCTACCGATGGTCTAATTAGTGTGACTACAGAGTTATAGCCATATTCTAGGTCATTAGTAGTTAAAGTAGCTGTAGCATTTACACCTGTAAACGTTACAATCTTAGCGTCACGAACACCACCAAATAAGAACTTACCGCCTTTATAAAGTCTATCGTCTAGTGTAGTAGTTAATGTATCTACAGTTTTAAGAGCTGCTGCACTTGCTGCCATATCTATAGCAACACCTGTGCCTGATCCTACACCTGTAGCTGTAAATAATACGCCTACTGTGTTAGCAACTGCACCTATAAGTGTATAATTTGTAGTGCCTACTGATCTAATAGTGTATTGTTTACCTACTGTAAATGAACCTGCTGTTACGTTATAAGCAGAATCTATTGATTCTAAAGATGTACCTGAAGTAGCTAATGTAGATAAAAAGTCTACGTCTGTATCAGCTTCACACCATTTTTTAGTTTCATAGTTATAGATGAGTAGTGAACGAGCACCTGATACTGTTGTGTAATTCCAAATTACTAGATTACGTTCTGGATCAACTGCTGATGATATAGAGTCAATGTCGCCAATGTTAGCGTTAGAGTAAAAGTATCTATCTATTTTTTCTGAACCAATACCAATGATGTTTTGACCATCACAAGAATAGAATCCATCATCTGATAGGAAGTATGTAATACCACCATATTGTGCAATAGAACCACCTTCTATACAACCAATATTTCTTGAAATCGTGTCAAATTGGAAGAATAATGGTGAGCCAATATATGACATACGAACAATGGCTTTTTCTAGGAATATAATACCAAACTCGCCACCTGTGATACCAGTAATGTCACCACCATCTGGAATATCTTGGAAATCTGATTGTGATGCACCTCCTGCTGTCCAATCGGTAGGGTCATTAATATCTGACCACTGAACTCTTGAAGGATATGTGCCTGCACCAATATTAGCACCTACTACAAAGTCACGAACTACTGTAATGTATTTAGAAATAGGAGCTGCTGCAGCTAAATCTGCAAACAATGTAGATGAGTTTACATTATAGTATTGTATTTTTTCAGATCCATTAGTAGCAAGTGCATAGTTACCAAACTGAACAAATTGCCATCTATTGATACCTGTATAGCCACCTGATTTAGATACGTCATCTAGTGATAAATCTGCACCGTCTAGCTTATATAGTTTAGTAAGACCACCTGCAAATACAGATACGTCATTATCTACTTTAGTAGAAAATACGTTGGTTAAGTTTTCAGATGCGTCACCTGAATAGTTTACTGCTGACTTAAATGGACCATATCCTACAGCTAATGGAATAACATTATTAGCTTTTGATACTGCGTCTAATACAGAAGGTTGGTCAGGTAACCATTCTTTAAATGTTATGCGTTGTATAGGCATATTAAGCCTTCATAATATAGCAAAGTGCGTAGTATGGAGGTAAGTTAGCATTAGTGCCACTTGAACCTGTTGTGCTATTAGATACTGTGATGCCTGTCGTTGCTGATCCTGTAGTTGAACCACCATTACCTGCTGGATATGTTCTGTTACCACCACCTGAAGTATCTCCAAGATAAGTAGTTCCTGTTGTTCCTGTGCTATGGGTGTGACCAGAATCAGTTACAGTTGCAGTATGGGTATGGCTTACTACGATAGCATCTGCACTACCACCAGTAGCACCTACAGCATAAGTAGATGTAGCACCTACTACAAATCTATTTCTTAAGTCAGGTGTAGAGTTAGATCCATCACATAATAACCAACCACTAGGAATAGTTGCAGATGAGCCTGACCATAGCATAATCATACCAGCTACAAAAGCATTGCCCCATGTTGGTGTATTACCTGAACCTGCTGATAACATTACTTGACCAGATGTTCCTGCTGCACCATCTAATGTAAGTCCACCTGTTATTGCCAGTGTACCTGCTACTGTAAATGGATCACCACTTGTTCCTGCTTGCTGGTCTTTAAGTAAAGCCATAAGAGAACGTATAGCATTGTTTACGTTAGCTGGTGAACATCCTTCAGCAATATTGATATTGGTAATATCGGTATTATCTGCTGCGGTTGCACTAAATTCTGAAATTTTGGTTTTTGCCATCTTTTATCCTTGTCTTAACCATATGTCTGTACTTGGAGTAACGTCAGCCCAAGTTTCTGTTCCTACTGTTGTTTCTGTCCATGTATCTGTAGACGGTGATACTGCAGTCCATGTTTCTGTACCTGCTGATACTGGTGACCATACTTCTGTTCCTGCTGGTACAGGTAACCATTCATCACCAAGTTTTGTGCCTATAGCTGTAACAGCTCCTACACCTTCTACATAAGCAAAACCTGACCATGTAGCATTAGGGCTTACTGTAACAAAAGCAAATCCGTTTACTTGAGCATTTCCTGATACTTCATAACCACCAAGTGCTGTTACTGTAGCAATTCCTGTGATAGAAGCACTATCAAATGTAATTCTATTAGCGTCAGCAGTAACTGTACCTGTAGCATTAATACTTGCAGAATCTGTTCTAGTTCTTTGTGCAGATGCTGTGACTGTAGCGTTAGCTGTAATAACACCGTTAGCAGAATATATGCTAGTAGCGTTTGCTGTGACATTAGCGTTACCTGTGATAGAACCAATACCAAACTGTATTCTATTACCGTTAGCAGTAACTGTAGCGTTTGCTGAAATTGCACCACTACCGAATAATGTCGTATTGGCATTAGCACTTACTGTTGCTGTTACGTTTACATCTGCTATACCATAGATAAATGAGAAACCATCTACAGTTAATATTGCAGAACATGAAATACTTGCAACACCTGTACGTTCTCTAATACCACTTGCTGATACTGTACCTGTGCAGTTTACTACTGCATTACCAAATAGTAGTCTATTGCCACTAGCTGTTACAGTTGCATTGCCTGTAATAGCAGCACTAAATGGTAGTATTCTAAAACCTAGTGCGGTAACAGTAGCTGTTGCGTTTACACTAGCTGAAGCTAGTAGTGTTTGTCCTCCTGCTAAAGAGCTAAATGGGCTTTGCGAAAAAGCACTTATGCCAAACATTTAGTTCTCCTTATACTGTTACTTTTTCCCAATTAGTAATAGATTCATTCCATTTATAAATTTTACCATCTGTAGGATATGCTACAGGTGATTCCCATAACCATGTTGAATTGTTTAATGTCCATGATGGAAATGGTTGTGGTGCGTAGAATACGTCATTAGTAGCATCATATGTATAACCAATACCAGCGTAATTACCTCTTAAAGGTCTACCTTCTGGATGTTGATTACCATGTGTGTTGTATGATGTTTGTAACCAAGTGCCAGGACTTGAGTCTACAAATGTATCAAAGAATTCTTGTTCAGCCACTATGACTTGTGTGACTTTACCGTCTGTTACTTTTGCAAAATGTGACATATTTTTTCCTTATGCTGTATATGTGCCTGAGGCAGTAAATGTTATTATTGTATTAGATCCTGATGTTGTAACTGTAGGGCTTCCTGTAGTTGTACCTGTGTATCTAATAGTAGGCAAAGAAATAATAACTACGCCTGAACCGCCAGCTCCACCAGCAAATGTACCAATGCCAGCACCACCTCCGCCTCCACCAGTATTTACTGTTCCAGATGTTCCATTTCCATTAGCACCAGAAAGACCAGCTCCACCACCGCCTGAACCACCTGCACCACCAGTACCTTGATACCCATTTCCACCACCGCCACCAGCATAGGTAACAGAAGAACCAGTAATAGAGTTTGCAGTACCTGCTCCACCAGCACCGCCAGTTGTTCCTGAAATACTTCCGCCTATAGCAGAAGAACCTCCACCAGCACCAGCACCTGGATATGAGCCAGAACCTCCACGATTGCCGCCTGTTGAACCTGCAAAGCCTTGACCAGAAGTTCCAGCACCACCTGCACCACCAGCACCGTTTTCGGTTACTCCACCACCACCACCTGAACCACCAGATAAACCAGCAATGCCACTATAAATACCACCACCACCACCACCAGTTGCTGATATTGTTGTTATTCCTGTTCCAGCAATAGAAGAATTTGATCCACTTCCTCCTGTAAGACCTACTACACCTGCTCCACCAGCTCCAACAGTAATTGTATAAACTGTGCCACTTGTTAAGGTAAGATTGGCTGTTCCTGCTAAATATCCTCCAGCACCACCACCACCACCTAAATATCCACCACCAGCGCCTCCTCCAGCCACGACTAAATAAGAAGATGTAATAGGAATTGAAGATAAAGGAGCTACAGGTTGCCAAGCTGTGCCATTATAATAGTCTATTAATCCAGTTGTGGTGTTAAATCCTTGCTGCCCTGTACTAGGAGCAGACGGTCTTGTAGATGTTGTCCATGTAGCATTAGTTATGCCGTTCGTTCCATCTAATCTAACAGGCATTATACTGTTCCTTTAAATATTGTAATCATGCTGTGTATGTTCCTGAAGATGTATATGTTAAAATAGTATTTGAGCCTGAAGTAGTTACTGTAGGTGATCCTGTAGTTGTGCCTGAATAATTTGAAGTTGCCATTCTAATAACAACTATACCTGAACCTCCGTTGCCACCATTTGTATTAGCGCCACCTGCACCACCTCCACCTCCACCACCTGTATTTGCTGTTCCAGCAGTTCCATTAGTAGAAGCACTACCAGCACCGCCCCCACCTGTTCCGCCTGAACCAAATGGATTATCTGACTTGGATGTTGAAGATGAAGTGTTTGTGCTGTTGTTAGGAGTATTGTGATTATCTGATTTTCCTGAAAAAATTTGATGAGCAGGATTTGAATGTGAAGTCAAGAAGTTTTCTGATTGCTCTTGAGGTTTATCAATTCGGTCATCAGAT